CCCATAAAAACTTAACGCCCTTATGTTCTTTCCTGTCTTCTCAAATATATTAGCGTCTGGTGAAGGGATAAACTGTTCGGGGTCCGCTTTTTCGTCGGGGCCTTTGGCTAGTGGTTTCCCGCCATAAGCCTCATACACCAAAGGGTCGTCTACGTAAAGCATTGTTGCTACGGCATTAGCTAGTACAGAACCCGCAGCTTCCTTAAAGCTCTCTACGCTTGAGACAGCCTCGATACTCGCTCCCACAAAATCTGTTACACCAAGAGCTGCCGTGTTAGCTAAGGAAGGTACGTATTGTAGAACTCCCGCCGCTGCTTCCCCTGAGACATCTAAGATAGGGTTGTCTGAAGTGTTCTGAAGAAACTGCAATCCCTTTTCGTACCACTCATCGTAGGACTTTCTTTTGATCTCCTGTTGGGTGTTAAACATCTCAAGCTGATCTAAAGGGATATTGAGATTTTGCACAGCCTTATCTGGTTCAGCTATTCCAATATCAAAACCGGAAGTCTGCTCGAAAGCTGCCTCGATGTCATCAAGTCTTAAATCCGCCATATTATCTCTCTAGTTGTCCAGCGTCTACTGATACAATCGGCATCCCGTCTTGGTCAACCCCAGCCCAAGGAAATGTCCCCGCGGAAGTTTTGATGATCTTGGAATCCAAAGCATCTACCGAATATCCTAAGTCAATCAGATTTGCTATTGTCTTCCCTCGATTGAATAAAGCCTTAATAGATTCTTCTGTTAAGTTAGCTTCTTGCCCTCGTGGTACTCCGTCGAACACTTCTTGCAATACCTTCCGGCTCCAATTATTTGTTCTGCCCGCATCCTTGCTCTCATTTATAAAACTAACGAGCTTCTCTTTCATCAAGGGGCGGTTATCCCGGTCAAGTTTCTGCTTGTTCCCCCACCACCCTTCTTTTTGTTCAAAATCTAAATCCTGTAAGGCTACCTTAGACCAATACATCCACTTATTGTAATGCCCGGCACTCACGTTACCCGCTCGCGCTTCTCTCGAGACATTCTTCATAAAGTTTAAAAAGTCACTTAGAAACAGCTCAGGATTCATCGTCGTAACACCGTCCTCTTTAGAGAACAGCTTCTCGAATCCAGATTGTAACTCAGCTTCAACATCGGTATTTCCCGGCGCTGACAGAAGTGTTTGCTCCATCTTCATGTCCCGCATATCTGCTAAAATATCCCCGTACTTAACTAACGATTCTTTCGTCTTCGGAGTCTTCGCGTTCTCTGCTCTAAAAGCGGCCTCTAAAACCATATCTTCTAACTTAGCAGCCGTTATATCATCGGCATCAAACTTCCCCATTGTTTCTACAATATCGACAGCGGCAGCCGTTGTGGTTTGAAAGAACGCTTTAGACTCCGCGCCCTTCTGCATCCGAATAAAACTTTTCTCGGCAGATTGCCTAGTTTTGCCGTCGGGCTCCTCTGATTTCTGAATGAAATCTTGCGCAGCAAAGAAACTGCCTTTTTCGAGAAGGCTTGTCTTTCTCGCGGTAAACATAGCGTTCTTCGCTGTTTGAAAATTCTTTGTCCCATCTGCGATACCAAACTTCTTTATATAATTTTCTTCAGTGAAAGTGTCGTCGGAAAGCATGATGTTATATTCTTCTTCCGTCGCACCGGACACAATCGTATCAATATTCACAGACTGTACGTCAATAAGAAACTGGCGATCTAAGGTGTCCATCTGCCCTATCTCCCAAGTCTTATTGCCGACGGATTGTTGCGCGGCCATACCATCTAAAACGGGGCCGAGGTCACTTCTAAGTCTGCCGTTTTCAACGCTACCTAATACCTGATCTCTTATCTCAGATTTTTTCTTCTCTAACTCAGCAAAACCTTCTTCCGGATTTTCCGCAAAATTGGCTTTAATATCACGCGCGGCTTCCGCGGTTAGGTTCAGGTACTCGGCCTTTTTCTTCGCACCTTCCGACGCCATTAAATCGTCGCGCTTCTGTGTGCGAATCTTTATCGCTACGTGCTGAAAATCGCCAGCCATCTTACTAACAGCCCGCGCGACAGTTACTCCGGAGGTGTCCGAAGTATTTACACCCGTCTTGGATGAAACTAATTTATCTCTAAAATGTCTAGGTACACGCGCCATTAGAACGTCCCATCCTTTCTTCTAGGTCCACTAGGGGCATCCGGAATTGGTGGCGCCTTGTATAAAACATTGCTCTGTTTAGTTCTAGCTACTGGCCCTCTACTACCGCTCTTATATACCGCTCCCGCTGTACTTGCCGCCGTTCCCGTCGCGCTGGCAAACCCTGCCAATACAGCTGCGCGCCCTCTGTTCTCACTAATCTCTGCTTCCCTAAACCCGAATTCTGTTTCAGCGATACCTCGACGGCGCACTGCTTCAATTTCTTTATTAAACTGCCTAGTCGTGTCCTCTAAGACAGCTAAAACAGAACCCGCTCCCGGCGTTACACGAATACCATTAGCCGCAAACGCGACTCTCTGTGTTGCTAAAAATCTGTCACGCTGTTCTTCTTGGCGTACTGCTTCTTCCTCCGCCTCTACCGCCGCCAACCGAGCTTGGTCCCGTTGCTGACCCGCTTGGTCTTCCAGTGCGTCTTGCTCCGCTCTGCCCGCCTGAATAGAACTAAAAGCGGAAACCGCGCCGGAAATAACAATAAAAGCCGTTAGTGGATCGCGACAAATATTTTCATGTGGTACTCTAATCATACTAATCTCCTGAAATTATGGAGTACATATAGAAGTCTTCTCCTAATTTATTGTAGTGCCTCAAAACCCCTTCTCTCTCAAAACCAAACATCTCTAGGAACCTACCATACTTCTCATCTTTGGTATTGCACGTTGCTTGAATCCTGTGATGATATATAAGAAACCTACTTAGCTCCGTTTTAAGTATCCTACAAACTCCGAGGGTGTGGTATACCCACCCTTTTCCCGGCAAGATGAAAACCTCTCCAATGCCTATGTTTATGGGAATAACCCCCATAACCAAAATAGGAAAACCCTCGGGGCTGACTAGAGTCTGCGCATGAGGATTATCCGCCAGACGATAAAGAACCGTTTCAGGAACTCGCCCCATACCCGCAAACACCGAACCCTCCGTCTCTAAATCTAAATAATGTTTCACGTGGAACGCGCGTGTCGTTATCATTCTTCCCCTATTTCAAGGTCCAATACGACGGCATTAACTTTTGCAGGCATCGGAATATCCTGAACCAGAACAAACTGCTTTGATTCCTCCCACTGATCCTCGAGAGTAACTTCCTGATAACCGGTTAATGGTTGCGAAGGTCTGTCGGTCAACTGCCCTATCTGGGCGGTCTTTATTGTGTCGAGGTTATATAAATCAGGCCCATACTTCGTGTAAAAAGATTTGAAGAACAAAATGTTTGCTCTTACAATATTTTGCTTACGCCCCGCAGATGTTTCCGCATTACCACTCAAAACTAAAAAGAGGGATGAATATACTCCTTTATAAATATACCCGAACGTCACAACAGCGACCTGTCTCTCTAAAGTAACCTGCCCCGCTGTCACAACAACATCAGGGTGAGTACGCCCATCAGCTAAAAGCTGAATAGTCTCTCCTTCTAAATGGTGAAGCCCCCCGATAGTGTCGGTGGTTAGATACCAACTATCAGCCGGTATCACATCAGTGTTATCAAAATCCTCGTCAACATCGCAAACAGCAATAGTCGGTGAGGTGATAGAGACAATAGTAGCCCGGCCACCGCCTGCGCGATTCTCGTACTTCTTCCATATTTCCTTACCCTCATCCGTAGCCGTGTCAGTAAAGACAGCAGCAGAGGCCGTGAAAGTTATCCCGTCCCCTGTTGCAGCTCCGGGGGTCATGGTGATCGTGCCGCCAGCAACATCTTTCCCATTGCTCGTTAAATGGCTATCTAAATATGTGAACAGTCTTTGTTCTTCAAATGTCTCATTTCTGAAATCTTCTTTGTCAGTAACTTCATTATCCTCATTCGTAAAATAGTCTTCCTGAATCAGACCCTCATAAGGATCAGTGAAATACTCCACATATCTGACCGTCACGCCGTTGATTGTTTTTTCAACGCCGACCCAAACCCTATCGTACCCAGAGACTAACGACTCTACTGTAACACTTAATACCTTAGCATCAACACCCCCGGGGAGTATTCTGAACCAACCCGAAGGGTCTTCCTTCGCTTTAGCGACCGCGCCTAAAAGCCGGCCGTCTTCTGTAACACAATAAACGACATCATCACGACCCCGCTGAAAAGCTAATTGTTTAACTCCGCTAACTGTCAAATGGTTCGTCAAAAACTGTCTGTCAGTCGATCGGTAAGAGTCTTGTAAAATTTCATATTCAAACGATCTCAGCTTCCTAGAACCCTTCTGCATATAGAAAAGGGTTGACCCGTTTGCGACAGGCATCAAAAGCTGTGCGCCATAAGGACTTATAGGTCTAACACGAACAGACCCCGGTGTGATGGCTTCATTAAGACCACCCCCGTCCATAGCACTGATACCACCCGTAGTACCAAGAGCCAAGAAAGGTTCCGTACCAGCGACCCAGTTAATGTAAGAAATATCCCCATGCGCTGAAGATATGGGGAAGATAAGGGCGTCGACATCTAAAGCAGCTCCTAACGTGAAATCATCATATCGACTCAGACCAGCCCCGTCAGGGGATCGTGATGCGTACACATTATCTGAATTATCAATAGTCCCGACCATAATCAACCGGCCCTCGTAAAAAGCTACCCCGCGCGGCCATTTTGTTGAGGCAGTAAAGGGGTCCAGTGTCCTAACATACGTGGCAAAAGTCCAGCTAGTCGCACTCACACGTGTCAACTTATAGGGTTCAACATCATTATGGACAAAATATCCTATATTGCCCTCACCCGCCCACTGAAATTTATAGAGTTGATCTGCGGTGTAAGGGGAGGCGACCGTAAATACCGAGGTCGCCGCACCCCCTGATGAGTAAGCTGTGAATCCGGTTCCATCAACTGTGTTCCCGAATAAATCTTCCAACTCAAAATCATTAGCGTTTGGATTACGAACCGTGAAAAATCGAACATTAAGTTCAGTCATTCCTACAACACCCGTAATCCGCACTTGATCCCCGTCGCTAAAACCGTGCGCCGTAGAGGATATAACGACCGGGTCTGCCTGCGTTGCTCCCGTAATAGTCGCAGACGAAGTATTCAGAGTAAGGTTCCCGTCCTCATAAATTCTTAATAGTCCGGGGGTAAATTCTAGGATATATGTTTCTTCGTCGGAGAAATGGAAGGTCTCAAGTCTAAGGACGTCGTTTTGATTAGAAGGGTGCACGAAGCGTAAACCCCCTCGATACTCAAGAGGACCTTGGGCACGCGGGAACCAGTTAAGGCATCGACGCGCACTTGCGCTATAAACCTCTGAGTCGTTACGCCCGTAAAGGTCTGAGGAGACCTCACCGCCTGCAAAGTTTGATATCACTTGTTCTGGCATAATTAGTTTGGATCAAACAAGAATTCATGTGGACCAGCAACTTGATTCTGCGAAGCCGGGAACAAGCCTACCTGTTTTATTTTACTAAATTCATATCGTCTTGGCGGCTGGATTTGTCCGTTTGCACCATAAGCTATACGACGAAGATCAGTTATATATTCACTCAAGAAAGTCAGCTTAGAGGGTTTAGCTGTCAATTTCATAGCGACAGCTAACGCCAACTCAGCGGCTAACAATGTAGAGAAATACCCCGGAAAAGTTGATACGTCTTCAAAATCTTGGATAAAATAAATATCTAAAGAGGACGCTCCTGAGTTGTTAAACAGAATTCTGTTCCCCTCAATACGATAGTCCCATCGTTGAAGCGGATAATCCCAATTTTTAATTGCGGTTAATTTCAGATAGTTATTTGGGAAAACATAATAGTCAGGATAGCGGTCAATAGTAGGGGTTCCGCCGCGAGGTACGGCTTCACTATTCTGAGCAAAAGCCCAGCTTGCGGATTCTAGTAGTTTGGCTCGGGTAACATCGTACCAGCGATTGCATAGAACCTCGACATTTGAGTCGGGGGCTACGATGTTCGTGACACTCTTTTCGTTCAATAGGTCGAGAGCTAAGTTGCAGATAGCTACGCTACTCGTTGGTTTTGGCATGAATACTCTCCTTTAAAAGAAAAAAGCGCACGCAAGCATTATAGTTGCGTGCGCTTTTCGCACTTTAGAACCTAAACTTTACTTAGCGCCCGATAGTAACGAGCTCAAGCGTAATGGTTCCCGCTGCTGCTACTTCGGAATTAAGCGTTAGAGCTACCCAATAAGAATCATTAGGTAGACTGCCAACAACATCCGTTGCGACAACATCATTAGCGATATCGTAGAAAGATTTAACTCCTCTTTCTGAAACATCTAAAGCAGATAAACCATCCGTCTTGGCTGCAAAAGCAATCCCGGCGGAAATATCTGTA